CAAACTGTCAAACTGTCTTCGTGCACCCGAAGGGCGTGCGCCCCCAGGTTCCCTACTTCACTTCTACGCGCCTGAAGAGTGGAAGACAGCCGGTGACGCGTGAAGCGTCGTCGTCGCCACAGCAGGCCCGATCAGAAGCTGACGCGTCTCGATCTGTGCTCCATCGCCGCCAAGCGGAGCATCAATTCCACCGATCTTGACCCGTGGCAGCCATAGTGCCAGCGCCGGTGCTGGTGCCGTGACAGGCTCCTCCAGCTTGATACCGAGCGCGAATTCCGTTTCAGCGTCGTACTTGATCAGTTCACTGAAGTCCTGACGGAGCCCGGTGATGGTGCCGGTGACCGAGAGATCGTTGTCGAAGACGTCCGGAGACACCAGCGTGCCAATCGTCGGCTCGCCCTTCGCAGCGATTGTGAAATCGATGTCCAGGCCGGTGAAGTTCGTCACCACTGCACCACTTGAGACGATCACACTGTCGTCGGCGATCACCGAGATTCCGGTCGTGACCGACGGCGTTGTGAACCACGGCGACGTGCCTGTAACAAGCAGCGTCCTGTCCATACCCATGAACGTCCACTGGCACGTGGCGTGTGCTCCGGGCTTGAAGCTGAACTTCGCTCCAACCAGCCGGCAGCCGAGGAACAACTCCGTGAGGTCGATGTCCTCGTTGTACTGCTCGATCGTGTACGACACCCTAGTAGGCGAAGACGGCGTGTAAGCCTTCTTCAGGCGCGTCAGCGAGCAAGCCGCATCCGCGGCCTGTACGGTCAGTTCCGTGCCGGCCAGGGTGAGAACATTCGCGGCAACACCGATGACACGGACGTTGACCCCGTTGTTCGCGGCAGTGCTCATGTCTGAGAGGTAGATGATGTCGCCTTCAAAGATGACGCCGACGAACGACGTAGTACCAACGCTCGTGATCTCACCGGTGCCGGTGACCTCGAGCGTGTTGAGGGCGGAGGAGCCGCTGTACGTAATCGTTGCCGCTGCGCCCCAGGTGCTCCGCATCAGCCCTTCGAGCAGGATGTCCTGAGCGCCACCTACCGCCCATTCGCTGTTGAACGAGCCGTCGACGCTTTTGAAGCCGAGCCGTCCGATCGGGCGGTTCATGTCGTCGCGGCGTTCTGCGCTCAGGATGTTGGCACGGTTCAGCTTCATTCCCGGGCTGTCAATCGTGCGGAGGACGTTAGCGCCGGAAGCCGTAGCTGCGGTGCCGGGTGTGCCGCTGACTTCCTTCTTCAGCGCTACCAAGAAGTTCGACCCAGTCTGATAAGCCATGTGTGTTTCTCCCTCCTGCGATCAGGAGTTAATTGTGGTCATGCGCAGGGGGATGGTTACGGGCACAGAGGCCCACCCCGACTTGCGTGAGATCAGTTGCCCCCGAAAGGGAGCGGGATTGCCCCGGACACGGAGTACGTCGCCGTTATCCAGGGTCATCGTCGTGTGCGCTTTGAACAGGCCGAGGAGCGCATCGGCATAAGCGTTCGCAGCAGTAGAGCCGTTCCCTTCCGGGACGTTGACTCGAATTACATACAGAGGCGTCAGTTCCAATTCGCCGTTGAGCTTTGTTACCGTGAGTTGAACCACGGGCCCAGGAACCAAATCTTCCTCCACGTACGGACTTCCCGCCGTGGGCGTGTACTTCTCGTTGTCGAACTCCCTGCCGGACGGGAAGCCAACAGTCAGGCTCTTCCCGGCTCCAGCGATCTCCACCGTCAGAGGGTCTGCCATGGTTAGCTGCAGTGCCGATACCGCCAACACCACGCCAGTCCCATCGTTCGCGGCCTCAGTCATGCCAGCCGCTTCGATTTCCATCCCTGCGTAGAACCCGTCCGTTAGGAACGAGCCCGTCGTCCTGACGTACGCCGAAGCCGTAGCGCTCATCGAGATTGAGCCCGTCGTCGCTACGCTCAGCGTGAGGGCCTTAGCCCGAGTGGCGCGCTGGATTTGCAGATAGCTGACACTCATGTGCCCGCCAGGATTTCGATGACCGACACGTTTACGAGTTTCTGGAACCCAGCCCGCGTCAGTTTCCGAGAGTGGAAACCGCCAACCGCGCTGCGTAGCGTGAGGCTGCCGTTTTTCCCCATGCCGGCCTCGATCCCAGGTGCGTACTCCAGACCCGACGCAGACCGAGACAGCCAACTTCCAGGGAACGTCAACTGCCAACTGCGCTTGAGGTCACCAGTATCCACTGGCTGCCCAGGTGCACCCGTCAGAGGAGAGCCCCACACGATAGACTCGTGCATTTTCTCCGTAGTACGCATGAAGAGCGCCGCTTGGCGCCTGCGGATCGTCTCGATAACGGCATCGATCTGAGGGCCGACTGGCTTCGCCGTCATACTGAGACAACCATTTTGCCGAGCAGCATGGTGCCTCCGGGTGAAAGTGGCTCGACGTATTTAACCGTGTACTTCACGGACTCCCAGAGAACGGTCATTCCCTTTGTCGGCAGGTCGCTGCCTGCGTCCGGAGCTACGAGCAACGTCCGAGTTGCGACAGCGATCAGTTGCAGTTCTTCGTAGATGTTGCGTGAGTCGCCGACTCGACCCTTGCTGGACATGGCGTAGCCGAGAATCGTCGACTCCACTCTCGTGCTGCCGCCCGTGGTGTGGTTTACGGTCGTAGTGATACCACTGAAAGTCACACGCGCCCCAGCTTTCTTGATGCTGTTATAGGCCTTCGTTCGGAGCTTGGCGTAGTCCGGCATAACCTATCCTCTCACGACCTTACTTGGACCGATGTCGACAAGCGGTCCAATCAGAGTCGTCACCCGAGGATACCTTGCGAGGCCCTGGGCTACGTTCGAAGGGCTGAAAAAGCGAGTCGTCAGCACATCCACGGTTTCCTCTTGGATGTTTCGGTCGGCGTCGGTTCCTGCGACGTCTAGTGTCCCGGCTCGCAGGTATTCGAGCGCCAACTCAGCCTGTGCTTCCTTTACCCGCCCCGGGACGATCGTTGTGGCGTAGTACGTGACCGTCGTGAATTCCTGCTCGACGTCATGACCTGAAACGAGAATGCCTTCGTTGTCAGGATTGTCCGGATCCGGAACGTAGTCTCGTGGCCATGAGAGCAACTGCGTGGTGTCCACGCGTTTTCCCTTCCACATGGGAAGCCTCGTCAGATCGCGGGCAGCCTCCAGCAGAGCCGTGTTCCGGTCGTCAGCCGTAGCGCCCGTGAAGTCTGAAGCGTTGAGCCTTGCAGACATATACAGATCGGCTTCTGCGAGCGTCGAGAACGTGTTGCTCGTTGCTGCGCCGACAGTTGCGACAAGTGCTGGAGGTGCCATTCGCGGTGCCTACTTATTCCCGGAGGACTTCCGCTTCTTTGCTTTCGGCGGCGTTTTTTTTGCTGCTGATGGTTCCTTTATGGGCTTGGCTGCAGAGGCCTCACCTACCTTGAGCGAAACCGGTGCGTCCTCAGTGCTCAGGGGATGCTTCCTGGGCGTTTCTGGGGCGTCCTGGGGCTCTGGTTCGTTTACGGCGACCTTATCGCCCCCCGCCATTTCGGCGGAGGGGTCATAGGTGTACTCACCGCAAGCGACCATCCCTCGGGCGTCCACAGGCCAGCGCTCAACGGCCTTTCCTGTCTCGACATGGTAAACCATCACCTTGCCGAACGTCTGGCCGAACTTGAGCGTCTTACCGAAGGTGTCGGACACTGGATTACTGCGTGGCCAGGTGGGCGATGTAATTCACGCCCGTCGCGACGGTCCCGACCACTTCCGTGTAGAGGCGCGCGTAGCGATACGTCGTGCCGTTGATCTCGTTCGTGGTTCCGAACTCGTAGTGTCCGGCGCCAGCGTCCGTGTCCACACCAAGGATCACGGCCTGATCGCCCAGCATGATGCCGGAGCCCTGCACGACGCCTGACGCAAACGTCGCGCTGGCGCTGTACTGCATGTTGATCCGGTAGACTTCGTCGCCGGAGGCCACTTCGACTGCCGTGGCATCGATGACAACCGTGCCATCCGTACGGGCTTGTCCGAGATCGAGAATCTGGTTCGCACCAGAAACCTGAGCAGGGTTATCTGCCCCGACTAGGCCAGCGTCCTTGAGGATCGTAGCCAAGTCAAACGTGTGATCCTTTTGATTCCTCGTCATGATCTAACTCCTGCCCAGCTTAGGGCTTATGCGGGGGAGAGAGCCACCCTCCCGTGTCCGGTCCTAAATGACTTCAAGAAAACTGCGAAACAACGTCCCTCCCCCGGTTTGTCCGGAGGAGGGGTCCATCGGCCTACGCCTCGACGTAGTAGATCGTGACCTTCATAGATCCGTTTCCATTCGAAACGATGGCTGTGAAATCAGACCCTCCAGTAACCCCGATCGTGGGTTGATTGGCGGCAGTCAGGAGCGTAGTTCCCGAAGGAAGTCCTGCGTTTACCCCTGCCGCTGCCGTCGCGAAGACGTTAATTGTCCCCGTGTTGTACCGATCCACATCGGTCCCATCACCGATTGTCGCGACTGCTGTAGTGTCTCCAGCGAAGCCGACGATTTCGGTGATTTTCGCGCCGAACACAACTGCCCCGGCTGGGATGCTACCAGTCATTTGAATCGTTCCGAGCGCCGCTCCACCATCGGTGAAGTCAGCGACCGCGGAAGTCTCCTCCAGCTTGGAAACCATCCCGATGCTGCGGCTGGTTCCGGCGACCGGAAATATGACGTCGATGTCTTCGTGAGCTTCCCGACCGGTTCCGGTCGAGCGCTCCGTTTTCATCTGTCTTGTGGTAGTCATTTTGAATTTCCTTCTGCCCAGTTCAGGGCAGGTTTATTACGCCACGATTGCGGCGTCGGAGATTCCACCCAAGCGTGCGGCTGCGCGTCCGTGCTCGATGCAAAGCCCTGCGAACCATTCGACCCGAGTGCGGAACTGCGGCGAGTCGTCCAACTCACCGAGATCGCGCACATCCATCGTGCCGTTCTGGATGCCCGTGACGAGCCCGTCACCGAAGCCCACGCAGTAGATCGACGTAGAGCTTGTTCCACCCGGAGTACCGTTTACATCACCCTGCTCGTCGAACAGGAGCGGCTCTGTGCCACCGTTGTCTGAGTACGCGACAAGGATAGGAATGTCGTTGTACCGCGTGACCCTGCGGCCGAACGCGTCGAGGTCGTACGTGATGTATCCACCGACCGTCGATAGACGGGCAGCGGCACTGAGCCGGCGACGCATCGTTCGGTTCATGATCAGAGCAGAAGGCTGAGTCACGGCGTCGATGCACTCATCTAGAACCGCGAGCGACAGAGCGTCGCCTGCGTCCGTTGTACCAGCGGCAACCAACTGGTCGCCCACAAGGCGGTTCTGAAGGCCGTCGAACTCACGGGCTTCCGAAGTGCTATCGCCTTTGATCAGCGCGCGGGTGATTTCGGCCGACAGCGCTTTGACTTTCATCTCCTCCTGCGTCGCCCGAACTTGGCTTCCACCGGTTTTGATG